GTCTGTTTCTTTCCGCAGGCAGGACAGTATGTCGCCCCTTTAGGCAACTCCGCTTTGCAACGTATACAGTTCAAAAGGACACCTCCTTATGAACACGCCGCCAGGGGAGACCTGACGGCGGGTTTTATACATAATACGGGTTTGGCTTCATCAAAATCGCAATCAAATCAATAATCCATCCAACAAAAAATAAGCCAGCAGTGAAGATATAGACAACCCCCACAAGTATTTTCCCTTCATAGAACTTGTGGGCGCCGACAAGCCCAAGGAAAAGGCAAAGGACAAAAGCTACCCATTTGTTTTTTTCTGTCCCTCTGTTCTCCATTTTAACATCAACAGAATTGGTATTTGCGTTGGTGTTGTTGATCACGACCGGCTGCTGGCTTGACTTCAAATCTTCAACTTGCTTTCCGCAAACCGGGCACACAACACAATCTTTATCTATTTGCTGGCCGCAATGCTTGCAAAATTTCTTGCCTGGCTGTAAAACTTCATTTCCCATTTTATCATCTCTCTTCTCTAAAAAATATTTTTTGTTGCACATTTCCGTGCATTTTTTCGACCTTATTTGCATATTATCAGATATACAATTTAGGAGGTGCCAAAGATGACTTTTAGAGATAAACTATTAGACCTGATTGCGCAACGCAAAGACCGTGAAGCGGCTCTGCTGGATGATATGCTCATAATCCACGCAGAACTGGAAAAACTAATTGAACAAGAAACCCAGTAATTTCCACAAATTTTCGGAGTATTTTTTCACTTGCGCGGAAGCATATGAAATGCTATACTACAAACACACTAGAACAAGTGTTCGAATGAAGGGAGCAACTGGAAGATGGATGAACGAGATGTGACTTGCGGTGAATTGCTCTGTTTGACAGAGGATGACAAAAGATTTTTAAATCTAGCAAATGATCCAGTTAGTCGGCCAAGTCTTCTGGCCCGCCTCCAAGAGTTAGGATTGCTTTCCGAGTTTCTGGCGGAAGAGAGTGGAACCACTTTATAAGAGATATATCTTTTTTACTTATCCCGTCTACCTTTTCGGTGGGCGGGATTTCTTTTTGCCCAGTCAGAAAAGAAACTTCAACTCCGAACAAATCTGCAATTCTTTGGATGGTCGTTTCTGCTGGAACAGTTTTCTCGTTTCTCCATTGGGAGACCGCTGATGCTGTTACGTCAGCCTTTTCATAAAATTCTGCTTTTGTCATTTTTCGCTCTTTACGGAGCCTATCAATCTGAGCGAGAAAATAAATAATGTCCATAAAGTCCCTTTCAAAATCACTTAATAAAATTAAGAATAAGGGCTTGACATTAAGAGGCCAATGCTATATACTTAATATTGTTAAGTGATTAAGCCACAAAAAACCAGGCCCACTTAATATTGGGCTTGCACCGTTTTCTATTGTCCTGACAATCCAATATTAAGCGGTGCAGCCCAAGATGTCAAGTAATATTAAGCGTTTTGGGGGTGAAATTTTGAGATTTAAGGAATGCAGGGAAAAAGCGGGTCTTTCACAAAGGGAAGTTGGGGACAGACTTGGTATTTCCGATTCTGCTGTTTGCCTTTGGGAGAGAGAACAGGGCGGATCACTTCCTAGAGCTAGTATGCTCCCTGCAATCGCAAAGCTCTACGGCGTCACCGTAGACAAGCTTCTTTCGGATCAGGGCGAAGGGTGAGGGGAGGTGAGAGGAATGGACAAATTCAAAGTAACCCAAGACCAAAAGATTTACTTGGGAGAAAAGGAAATCACGCACTGCACCGGGTTCAAAGTTATCGCAAATGCAGGCGATGACCCGGAGGTGGAGCTCCGAGTCATCGTTGAGAGTGCGGATATTCAGAACTATCAGGCGATCCCTATGCAAACGGAATAACGGTGAGAAGGGGGAGTAAAGGCGGGCATCATGTATCAGTTTGATTTCATTCGTGAGCTCCAGGAAGCCGCAGAGCGGGCCGGAGTACACTTCGACCCGGCAGAGAGGACCGAGGAGGAGCTGGGGCAGCTCTATGGGCTGTTCTGCCAAGACGCGCGGACCTATCTGGCGAGCACGTTCATGAAGTATTTGAAATGAAAAATCCCGTCTGGGTAGGCGGGGAAGGGAGAAAGCGTGAGACAGTTAACCATTGACCCGGAATTCCGGGATAAGGTACCGCCTATGACGCCCGAAGAATTCCGGCAGTTGGAAGAAAACATCGTCAAGGCGGGGAGAGTATTGGTGCCGCTGGTGGTATGGGATGACATTATCGTGGATGGGCACAACAGATGGTCGATCATCCAGAAGCACCCGGAAATCAAATACCAGATTGAGCAAATCGAGTTCAAAGACCGATATGAGGCTATCGTTTGGATCTGCAAAAACCAGCTTGGCCGCCGCAATCTTACGGAGGCGCAGAAGTCCTATCTCCGGGGGAAGCAGTATGAGGCGGAGAAGATGGCACAGGGCGGTGATAGAAAGTCGGAAGGATTTTCAAACGGACAAAATGTCCACTTGAAATCACGCCGCGAAATCAAAGATGGCACCGCCGGCCGTATTGGTAAGGAGTACGGCGTGAATGGCCGGACCATCCGCCGGGACGCTGAATTTGCAAAGGGAATTGATATGGCGGAGAAAACGGCTCCCGGTATTCGAGACGCCATTCTGAGTGGTGAGGTCAAGGTTTCTAAGGAAACAGTAGCACAGCTACCATCCATGCCAAAAGAGACAAGGTCAGCTACCATTCAGTCGATTGCTTCTGGTGATCCTCCAAAAAAGAAAAGCAACAATCCTGCCGGATATTCGAAAGAAAGACGGGAACTGGATAAGACCATCGAAAATGTAGTATCCGCCATGTATGACACAGACCGGGTCGTTGAGCACACAGTCGATGATCTGATCGAGGATATGACTGCCATTATTGATGACTTTACCAAGAAAATTAAGCGGTCTTTGCAGAACCACAGCACGGTACTGCAAGATCAGTCGGCCAGAGAAAGGGCAATCGCCGCTCTGTCGGAAGCAGAAGCGGCGATCAGCAAAATGAAAGGAATCATTCTATGATCAATTCTACACCAGAATACGAATATAAGCAAGCCAATACAAAAGATATTTTTGTAGACCCACTTTATCAGAGAGACTTAGACAATTCCAAAGTCAGCAAAATCGTCCGGGATTGGAACCCCTATCTGGTAAATGCGGTGAAGGTTTCTTGGAGAGATGGAAAGCTTTGGGTTTTCGACGGTCAGCACACGATAGCTGCCTGCAAAGCAAAGCGGGGCGGGCGGGACTGCATGGTTGACTGCAAGGTTTTCTATGGGCTGACACGGCTTGATGAAATGGAGCTGTTTATCGCTCAGAATGGAGCAGCAACCCCAGTCAAGACCAGAGAGAAATACCGGGCTCTGTTCAACAATGGCGATCCTGACATTACTGCAATGGTTCGTGAATGCGAGATGATGGGTTTTCTTGTGGATTTCAATCCCAGCAAAGCCAGAAACAGAATTCTTGCACTCCGAGCTCTGTTTACATCCTTTAAATCATTAGACAGCGAATCATTCAGGGATATGATGCTGATCATCAAAGAGGCATGGGGCGGAATGCCTGAAAGCCTCACATCCGAAATTATTTCTGGTATGACAAAATTTTATATGGCATACCACGGAGATTTTAACCGGAAACGATTGGTGAAACGTCTTTCCCATAATAACCCGATTGCGATTGTACGAGACGGTAAAGTTACAGCTTCTTCTGGCGCTAATCGGTACGCCCGTATAATTCTTGGCCTTTACAATCAGAACACATCCAGCGGGCGCCTTGATGAACGATTTTAAATAAAGATGCCCCCGCCAGTGCCGGAAACACTGACGAGGGCTACCAGACCTAATCGCACACACCGACTAGGCTTGATGGAACAATTGTACGATTTTCTTTCGAGCCTGTCAAGAGGTAAGGAGGAAAAATCATGAACGAAAACAGCACCATCAAAGACCTGGAGTCCCAGGCGCGCAACACCAAACACCTGATGGACAAGTTAAACCGGGCGGCGTATGGAATGACCTTTGATGAGGCTATCCGGATTGGAAAAATACCTCAAATTCTAGATACAAATAAGGAGGAGACGTGAAACAACTAACCATCGACCCGGAATTTCGGGATAAGATACCACCCCTATCAGAGGACGAGTTCTCCAAACTAGAGCAGAATATTTTGGAGGATGGGGAAGTCCGCGAACCGCTGGTTGTGTGGTGCAACACTATCATTGACGGCCACCACCGTTACAAAATCATCCAGAAGCATCCTGAAATCCCTTTCAAAGTGAAGCAGATGGACTTTCCCGATAAGTGGGCAGCAATCGTCTGGATGTGCCGGAACCAGTTGGGACGACGGAATATTACCAGAGAACAGCGCGATTACCTTCTATCTCAAGAGTACGAGGCCCAGTGCAAGACGGTTGGTGGAGACGGCTCAAACCAGTACGAGAAGAAAGAGCAATTAGATGAAAACCATCAAATTGCAAAAGGAGACACAAGAGCTGCAATAGCGAAATCTCATAACATTTCTCAATATGAAGTTCAAAAGGCTGTTGAGTTTGGCCGTGGCTTGGACGCTGCCGAAAAGGTTTCTCCCGGCATCAAAGAGGCCGTCCTTTCCGGCTCTGTAAAAGCCCCAAAGTCTGTTATCTCTGAAATCCGCAATGCCCCGGAGGAAAAGAAGCGCGAGGCCGTGGAGGCTATCAAGAAGGGGGACGCAGACACCGCGAAAGCGATCCTCCGCCCAATCCCAAAGGCAGAGCCGGAGGAACCGCCCGCCAACGGTCTGGATATTGAA